AAATCATATGGTCTTAGCTGGACATCATGTTCAGAAACTGGTAGATTCAAACACACATTCTGGTCTAGAAGCAAAACTTAAATTCAATACTTGGAAAAAAATATGAGCAACGGTACAAAGGTAAAGAAGAGAGATGGAAGAATTGAATCTCTTGACTTAGATAAGATGCACCTTATGGTTGAGGAGGCATGTGTGGGTCTTGCAGGGGTCTCTGCTAGTCAAGTTGAGATGACCTCTGGTATTCAGTTCTATGATGGCATTACAACAACAGAAATCCAAGAGATTCTAATCAAAAGTGCTTCTGACTTGATTGATCTGGATCATCCTAATTATCAGTTTGTTGCTGCTAGATTGTTACTATTCTCCATCAGGAAGCAACTCTATGGTAAGGTACGTGAGTTGCCTTCCCTCAGTGATCACATCACTGAATGTGCTTATAATGGAATCTATGATAAGGATATCTTTGCTAAGTACACACTCGAAGAGATTGATGAAGTAGATACTTATATTGACCATGAACGTGACTTTCTATTCACCTATGCTGGATTGAGGCAGGTTGTAGATAAATATCTAGTGCAGGATCGTAGTTCTGGAAACGTCTACGAAACACCGCAATTTATGTATATCATGATCGCACTAACAATCTTTCGTGACTATTCAAAGGAGATAAGACTCTCCTATGTCAAGAGGTATTATGATGCAATCTCCAAACACAGAATCAACATCCCAACACCAATCATGGCAGGGGTCAGGACTCCCCTTCGTCAATTTGCATCTTGTGTTCTCGTTGATGTTGATGACACCCTCGATAGCATCTTTAGCAGCGATATGGCTATTGGCAGGTATGTCGCACAGAGGGCTGGTATCGGTATTAACGCAGGCAGAATCCGTGGCATCAACGCTAAGATACGAGGTGGCGAGGTACAACACACAGGTGTTGTCCCCTTCCTCAAAAAGTTTGAAAGCACTGTCAGATGCTGCACTCAAAACGGCATCAGAGGTGGTTCTGCTACAGTTCACTTTCCTATCTGGCACCAAGAAATAGAGGATATCATTGTACTCAAAAATAATAAAGGGACAGAAGATAATCGTGTCAGAAAACTCGATTACAGCATTCAAATTTCTAAACTCTTCTATGAAAGATTCATCAAGAACGAAGAGATTACTCTCTTCAGTCCACACGATGTCCCAGGCTTGTATGATGCTTTTGGCACTGATAGGTTTGATGAACTATATCTGGATTACGAACAGGATGAGTCTGTTCCTGGAAAGAAGATTGGGGCTCAAAATCTTATTCTAGATATTTTGAAGGAGAGAGCAGAGACTGGTCGTTTGTATATTATGAACATTGATCATTGCAATTCTCACTCTTCCTTTAAAGACAAGGTGAACATGAGTAACCTATGTCAGGAAATCACTCTGCCTACTGATCCTATCAATCACATTGATGAGGAGATGCCTGGTGAGATTGCTTTGTGCATTCTGTCTGCTGTGAATGTTGGTAAGATTAAATCTGATGATGAACTAGAAGACTTATGTGATTTAGCAGTTCGTGGATTGGAGGAGTTGATTGACTACCAGGAATACCCTGTAAGGGCAGCAGAGGTTGCTACAAAGGCACGTAGGTCACTAGGAGTAGGATACATTGGTCTTGCTCACTATCTTGCAAAACTTGGGTTCTCTTATGGTTCTCAGGAGGCATGGGATGCAGTTCATGGTCTCTCTGAATCATTTCAATATTACCTTCTGAAATCATCCAATAAGATTGCAGAAGAGAAAGGTCATTGTGAATACTTTGGACGCACCAAGTATGCTGATGGAATTCTTCCTCTTGATACATACAAGAAAGAAGTTGATGAGATTAGTACTCAAGAGTTAGTGCATGATTGGGAGGGTCTTAGAGCATCTATCTCCACTCATGGTCTTAGACACTCAACATTGTCTGCACAGATGCCATCAGAAAGTAGTTCTGTTGTGTCAAATGCAACCAATGGAATTGAACCACCTAGAGACTACTTGTCTGTTAAGAAAAGTAAGAAGGGACCTCTTAAGCAGATTGTTCCTCAGTATGCTACACTGAAGAACAACTATACTTTGCTATGGGAGATGCCTAATAATTCTGGTTATATTAATGTTGTTGCTGTGATGCAGAAATTCTTTGACCAGGCAATTTCTGGTAACTGGAGTTACAATCCAGAGAACTATCCAGATAATGAGGTTCCTGTTTCTGTGATGGCAAATGATCTCTTGACTACATATAAGTATGGATGGAAGACTTCTTACTATCAGAATACTTATGATAACAAGACTGATGAAGTCGTTGAAGAGAAGTCCAAATTAGATAATCTACTAGAAGAATTAAGTCAATCCGAGGAAGAATCCTGTGACAGCTGTGCAGTTTAAAGTGTCATCAATGACTGAGAGTGTGAAACAAAAGGTGAGGGGTATGACTGTGTTCAACCCTGAACCACATAATACTAAAAATCAACCAATGTTTTTTGGCAAACCATTAGGGATTCAAAGATATGATTCCTATAAGTATCCTATTTTTGAGAAACTAACAACTCAACAACTTGGATACTTCTGGAGACCAGAAGAAGTTTCATTACAAAAAGATCGTGGAGATTATCACTCGCTTCGTCCAGAACAAAAGCATATCTATACAAGCAACCTCAAGTATCAGATTATGCTTGACTCCATACAAGGGCGTGGTCCTGGGATGGCTTTTATTCCTTACTGCAGCCTACCTGAACTAGAGGCATGTATGGAGGTCTGGGGGTTCATGGAGATGATCCATAGTCGTTCTTACACATATATCATCAAGAACATCTATTCAGATCCTACTGAGGTCTTTGATAAGATTATCACTGATGAACGCATTCTTGAACGTGCTAGGAGTGTTACTGAATCATATGATGACTTTATTAATACTGCCCAGCAATGGGGCACTGGTAATATGTGGAAGGAAGACTTCCGTGATACCCATACCTCACAGCAAGATATTAGGGATGTAAAACGTAAACTCTATAGAGCAGTTGCTAATGTCAATATCCTAGAAGGCATAAGGTTCTATGTTTCTTTTGCTTGTAGTTTCGCCTTTGGTGAGCTTAAACTCATGGAAGGATCTGCAAAAATAATTTCTCTCATTGCAAGAGATGAGAATCAGCATCTAGCAATCACTCAGAACATTCTAAACAAATGGAAAGATGGTGATGATCCTGAGATGAAGCAGATTGCTAAAGAAGAAGAGGAGTGGGTCTATGCTATGTTCAACAAGGCAGTCAATGAAGAGAAGAAATGGGCAGACTATCTATTCAAAGATGGTTCAATGATTGGATTGAATGATGCTCTACTCAAGAAGTATGTTGAGTGGATTGCTAATCGTAGGATGAAGGCACTTGGTCTCAAGTCTGTATATGATGTTGCTGCTAAGAACAATCCTCTTCCGTGGACACAACATTGGATTTCCTCTAAGGGTCTTCAGGTTGCTCCTCAAGAAACAGAGGTGGAGTCTTATGTTGTAGGTGGAATCAAACAAGATGTTAAAAAAGACACGTTCTCTGGATTCCAACTCTAGAGTAGAAGCAAAGAGACAAGATGACTGGTGGTTCCATGAGGAGCCACTTCTAAATATGAGAGAGACTATGACTACCAAGTGGAAGAAGATCAAGAAGAGGGCAAAAAGTATCCTGTCTACGAAAATCCCTGGATCTATATGGGCACCATTTTTGACGGGAGCCTTATTGGGGACAACTATGGTTTTGTTTACAAGATTACCTGTGTCCCCACCAAAAGATTTTACATCGGAAGAAAATATTTCTTTCAAAAACGAAAGCCTAGATCTAGTTCTAGTTCAGGGAAACGGAGAAGAGTTACATCTGAAAGTAACTGGCGCAGCTACTATGGAAGTTGTGATGAGCTTAAAGAAGATGTTAACATCTATGGAAGAGGATCTGTTAATAGAGAGATCCTATCCTTACACCCTACCCCAGGTAAGGTGAACTACGAAGAGACCAGACAACTCTTCATACATAATGTACTGACTGAAAGATTGACAGATGGCACCCCAGCCTACTATAATAGCAATGTCTTAGGTCGTTACTACAGGAAAGATTATTTTGATTTTAGCAACACTGATGGCTTTAACGCCACTTGATTATCACCACCTAGCAAGAACTATTCAAGTTGAAGCAGCTCTAGGAACTATGGATGAGTATTGCGTAGCAGTATCAATCTTGAATAGAGTTAACTCCAAGTCCTTCCCAAATAGCGTCTCAGATGTTGTGTATCAACCTGGACAATATGAGGGTTTGACATTTTATAGACCAGTTGCTAATCAAAGGTTGGTCAATGAGATGCAATCTGATGTAGGTAAAGCAAAGTTTCAAACTGCCTATTCTATTATTGGTGATAGGACAAGTTTTAAAGGGCAGAGTATGTTGCCATATCGTGTGGCAACAGAAGATCCAATGTGTGATAGAAAAGGCAACTTCTTTCATTACCACTGGCAGTCATGACTTATCCAGCACCAATTTTTTTATCTTATGATGAATGGTTTGGAGAACCAATTCTTACAGAAACACAAATGGAATATCAAAACTATATGAAAGAACCTATTGATGATATTATTGTGAATATGGATGGAGGAGTTGGTGGTTCATGGTCAGTCCTGTCTAAGGAACCAGAGAACATTCATCAAGTGATGTATGAGATTGCAACTGAGAATGCACCTACTACATTAGAACTTGACCCATTGCCTACCCTTGGTGGTTCTGAAGTTTGGATGTCTGGAAGGGGTTGACAGAGCATCAAACATAGGTTATATTATAGGAGTGGTTGAGAGACCACTGCTGTGACCCCCTTGCTAGTTCAGGGTTAGAGGCGATAGGAACTAGCACAAGGGCACGTAGCATAATGGATAATGCATCATCCTTCTAAGATGTCGATTGCTGGTTCGAGTCCAGCCGTGCCCGTTAAAACTTTTTATCTTACATATAGATTAGAAAGTTTTATTTTATCCATAAATGTCATTGCGAAGTTCATTCAGAAACTCGCTAGTCAATAAGTCGCTTGCGGAATTAGTTTAGAGGCAAAACTAAAGGTTTCCAACCTTTCGTCACCAGTTCGATTCTGGTATTCCGCTTTCTCCAATTTATTATTATGTCAAAGTATGATTTTGGAGGACTTGAGAAACATCCTGCTAACATTCTAAGATTGATTAGTGAGTTAGAAGGATCCTATCAACTCTGTAAGTATATGGGTTTTGAAGAGGATATGAAAATCCTTGACAAAATGAAAAAACCATATTATAAACTCTACTTTAAAACAAAGAAAGAGTATGACAATCCTCTATAGCTCAGTTGGTAGAGCTCGAAACTGTTAATTTCGCTGTCCCTGGTTCGAGTCCAGGTGGAGGAGTTGGGTAGGTGTCCGAGTGGTTAATGGAGGTGGACTGTAAATCCACTGGCTCTGCCTACGTTGGTTCAAATCCAACCCTGCCCATTTCACGGGTTTATAACTCAGTTGGTAGAGTAGCGGGCTTTTAA